GCGCTGCCGTTCCTGCATGACTTCAACGCCCGCGGCATGGCCGCCCTGGACGACTACGCCCGCCGGGTTCACCACTCCACCGGTGGCCTGGCCGGCGTTCCGGCGCCCGACATGCCAGCACCTGGGCTGACAAGCGCGGGCCTGGCCGACCTGGCGAAGAGCTTCAGCGCCACGCTGCAGAACGCTCAGAACTTCTACCTGGTCGACGACCCTAGCCGGATCGCCGACGTGGCTTTCAACTCTCGCCAGGGGCAGGAGGCGCTGTTCGTGGCCATCTCTCGCGACCCCGGCAAATTTCGCTCACTCCTGGAGCTCTGACATGCCCCACAAGATCGGCTACGTCGACAACAGCAACGGCCAGTTGGCCCACTACAACATGCTCGCTGAGCTGCGGCACTTCTGCGGCGGCTTTGGCGACATTGGCACCATCACGCAGACCGGCACCGGCAACGGCCAGCTCACCGCGCTGGAAGCCTCACCGGCCTCGATCAGCGAGACCTGGACACTGACCTGCACGGCGGCCGCGACCAACGGCGGCACGTTCTCGGTAGTCGGCTCGGTCAGCGGCGCCAAGGCTGACGCCAGCGTCGGGGTGCCCTATGACAACGGCCTGATCAAGTTCACCCTGATCGACGGCGCCACCGATTTTGCAGTGGGCAAGACCTTTTCTATTCCGGTCACCCAGGGTGCGGCGAGTGCGGCTGGCGCAGAGTGGGAGGTGCTGCGGTATGACACGTTGCCGGAGAACCGCGAGCTGATCATGAAAGGCCTGGGGCTGACCCGTGACGAGCAAATATTCGTTGGATTCCGTACCTACCAAAACGCGGGCGCCGACTATTACAACCTGCTGGCAGCGTGCTTCACCGGTTATGTGCCGGGAAACTCCTTCAACACTCAGCCGGGCGTCGTGCTATCCGGCGTGCCGGCGCATAACCAGCGCATTGACTACTGGCTAACGCTCAATGGGCAGAGGATTGTGCTGGCCATGAAGGTCGGCACACCGGTTTATGAGTCAGCCTATGTCGGGAAGTTTCTGCCCTACGCACGGCCGAGCCAGTACCCGTACCCGGTGGTATGCGGCGGCATGCTTGCGGGTGGACCCGCGACCCGTTTTTCTGACACTGCTCATTCGTGCTGGGTGAAGGGCGGCTACGGCAGAGCAACTGCGCCGAATATGACCTGGAACAACATGCGTATGCGCTTCAATGATGGCGTCTGGAAAACGCCTGAAGCCTATCCATGGAACAACGCTTCTCGTTGCGGCAGCACCTACGCAGCGCGCGATACCGAAGCCGCCTACCCACTGACTCCCGTGGTTTTGAGTGACACCGTCAGCGGAGTTTATGGCGAATTGGACGGGGTTTATCACATCTCTGGCTTCAACAACGCCACTGAGAACACGCTGCTACTCGACGGGGATACCTACGTCGTTATCCAGGATGTGTGGCGCACCGGTTTTTTTGACTACTACGCCCTGAGGATGGACAGCTGATGCCTTATTACACCGGAGCAGCTAACAGCTTCAATGATCTGCACTCAGCGCTCCTGAGCGCATGCACCGATAATGGCTGGTCGGAAAGCGGGGGCATTCTGTCCAAGGGCGACGCTTTTGTTCGGCCCTATGTCTCGACAACTATGAGTTCGACGGAAGGCCCTGGCCTAATCCTGGAGGGGGGAACCGGCGTCAGTGGCGGCGCCCTAACCGGGGCGTCAGGAGCGCGGCCTCGGCTTGGCCGCCCAGGAAACTGGACGACGTTTACGGATGTTACCTGGCCGGCGGTCTATCACATCTTCGTGCACACAGACCCCGACGAGGTCTACCTCATTCTCAACTACAACGTCAGCTATCACTACTGGCTGGCATTTGGCGTTTCCGATGTTCCTAACCTGCCGGGCACAGGCTTGTGGCTTGCGGCTACGTTTAGGCGGAACTGGACCAGCGACGGCAGCAACGGGGATGGCTTTAGGATTGACGCGACCACCGGCGGTTCACAATCGGGCGCAACGCGGGCGTTTATGTCGGGGGCCTTTTTCTGGAACTCTTCGAAGATCCCAGGCCTCGCATATTCCGCCGAGGCCATACACACAGGCCTCGACGGCGGGTCATGGGCGGGCGGGCCCAGCGACAACAACTCTGGCGCAATCGACGCGATCCAGCCCGCTGTACCCTTGATCGGAAGAACGCCGAGTCCCTGGAACAGTGATGCGCCCTTGATTCCGATACAGGTTCACCAGTGGCGTCCATCAAGCAAGTGCTCCCTCGTCGCTGACATCCGCCACGCCCGGTACATCCGGGTGAACAATTATGAGCCGGGCGATCTGATAACGCTGGGCAACGATGTCTGGAAGGTCTTTCCGTTCCACCTCAAGAACTCGGCGGTACCTAACGGCGGGTCGGGCTTGGCGCATACCGGTACCTTCGGCTGGGCCATTCGGTACGACGGATCTTAATCATGGCAGTTCTGAATGCGCTAGGTGTGCTGTCTTGCACCGGGGGCAGCATCAATGCACGCCTGTCGGGTAGTTTCGACACGATGGGGGCCGATGAGATTGTTGGCTGGCCCGCTAACGAGTCGAACATAACTCAGCTGCCGGCGAACCCCGTAGCGACGCCCTGGCCCGTAAAGGCAAACGGGCGGGCCATCCTTGGCCTGGTTGCCGTTTCCTACAGCCAGGATTTCTACCACCGTGTGCACATCAGTCCACGCGCCCTAGATCTAGGCAACGTCGTTTCAGTTCAGACCACCCCGGTCTATCTGTGGAACGCTTTCCTGGAGCCTCGCACCCTGATCACCATTGATGGCCTGAGCGAGGGCATCCTGGTGAGTGGGCAGCCTGCACCGCCATTCCTGTTTCAAGCGAACCAGGAGCGCACCTGGCAACTCAGCGTCACCCCGGACGGCCAGCCGGTCCTCGATACGATTATTGAGTGGGAGTTTGATCTAGGTTCTGCCGGCATTCGCGTAACAGCCAACCGCATCATCGCTTGGTCGTTTGCTCCCGACTGGGCTGATGGGGTGCGCGAGACCCTGGAGTGGCTGACCGATGTTCTGAGCAGCGAGACCCTGGTGGAGCAGCGGCGCGCCCTCCGAATCGCTCCTCGGCGCTTCCTGCAGGCAAGCATGTACGTTGAAGGGAGGGAGCGGCAGCTCCTCGATCTCGCGCTCTATGGCTGGGGCAGTCGTGTCTGGGCGCTGCCGATCTGGCCGGAGATCCAGCTGCTGCAGTCGACAACCGCAGCCGGGGCACTCCGCATCAACTGCCAGACAGCCAATCTGGACTTCGAGGCAGGTGGCCTGGCGATGCTCAGGGGAGAGGACGCTTTCACCTACGAGGTGGTGGAGATCCTGACCCTGGATGCCAACGGCCTGAACCTCAAGCGTGGCACGCAGCAGTCCTGGCCAGCTCGCTCGCGGCTGTACCCCGCACGCCCGGCTCAGTTGGTGTCGGCGCCGCAACTCACTCGATTGCATGATCGCCTCCAGTCGGCCGAGGTGCGTTTCCTGTTTCTGGACACCTGCGACTGGCCCGAGACCCTGCCGACCGTCCTCTACCGCGGGCGCCCAGTGCTTGAGCAGCCCCCCGAGGAATCCGAAGATCTGACCTCAAGCTATGAGCGCCTGCTGTCCACCTTGGATAGCGGCATGGGGCTGCCACTGATCAGCGAACTTGCGGGCAAGCCCATGCCAATCACTCGTTGGCGATGGCTGGAGATGGGCCGGGCCCAGCGGGCACAGCTACGCGCACTTCTTTATGGGTTGCGGGGGCAGCAGGTACCGATCTGGTTCCCGACCCACGCCGACGACCTGACGGTTGTATCCACCATCGGTGCGCTCTCGACGGTGATGGACATTGAGTACATCGGCTACACCCGTTTCGCCCAGGCACGAGCCGGGCGCCGGGACATCCGCATACAGCTGTGGAATGGCTCCGTCTTTTATCGCCGTATCACCGGCTGCACCGAACTCAGTACCAGCGTGGAACGGCTGATCTTCGACACGGCCTTGGGATCAGTGGTTGAGCCCACCGATATCGCACGGGTGAGTTGGATGGTGCTGAGTCGGCTGAGTGGCGACGAGGTTGAGATCGACCACCAGGTGGATAGCGAAGGCGTGGCCAGCTGCAGCCTGACCTTCAGAGGAGTTCGAGACGATGAGTTTTAACGGCCAAGAGTTCAGCCTGGCCGGCGGTCGGCCGGTTCGGCTCTACCAGTTCAGCCGAGGCGTGCTGCGTTGGACCTACAACAGCAGCGATCGCAACATCGAGCACCAGAGCCAGACCTTCAAGACGCTGCGCGGCGGTATCTCCGACGATGGAATCCGGCAGGGTGGCTCCGATGGCGTGCGCAGCCTGCGTGTCCAGGCCCCAGGTGATCTTGAAGTAGCGCAGTTCTACCGCGGCATTCCACCCAGTGACTCCATAGACCTGGTGATCTACGACCGCCACTACGGAGACAACGAATTCAAGGTGTCCTGGGTCGGCGAGATCCAGAACGTGACGTGGCCGGCGACCGATCGCTGCCAAATCATCTGTAACCCGGAGAGCGTGAGCATGGGCCAGCAGGGCCTGCGCCTAGCGTGGGAGCGTCCCTGCCCGCATGCGCTGTATGAGCGCGGATGCCTGGTGAACCGGGATCTGTTCCGCGTCGAAGCCGCTGTGATCTCTATGGATGGGGCGGTCATTCATGGCAGCGCCTTTGCCAGCAAGCCAAATGGCTGGTTCACGGCCGGTTACGTCGAGTGGAGTGTCGGTTCTGGGGTTTGGGAGCGCCGTGCGATCGAGGCCCACGCGGGCACCCAGCTGACGATCTTCGGGGGCACCTCGGGGCTCAGCCCCGGTGTCACGGTGCGAGCTTATGCAGGTTGCGACCAGACCATCGACACCTGCAACAGCCGCTTCAGCAATAAAGACAACTACGGCGGCATCCGGCACTTGCCTGGGCGATCGCCTTTCGATGGCAACCCCGTTTTCTAGGAGGCAACCGTGGATCCGTACACATGGGCGTACATCGCCATCATGGTCATCAGTGCCTACGTCTCTTACAAGAATCGCCCCAAGGCCACAGCGCCCAAGGCTGCGGCCTTCGCCGACTTCGAGTTCCCCCAGTTCGAGGAGGGCACGCCGCAGTGCGTGATCTTCGGTGACTGCTGGAGCGAGGACTGGATGGTTGGTGGCCTGGGTAACTTCAGGACTCAACCCATCAAGACCAAGGGCGGCAAGAAGTGAGCGACGACTTCATGGTGACCATCGATCACCTGCACAGCGTTCCTGCGTGGGGTGGTCGAACCGGCTTCTGTAACAAGGGCGCCAGACAGTTGGCGGCCCGCTATGGCATCGATTGGGCAGACATCGTTCGTGATGGAGGCATCCAGGCCAGCCGACTGCTGGAGACTGGCGATGCCTTGGCTCTGCACCTGGTTGAGTTCGCACGGCAGGAGGTTGATCGTGAGCAGCGGGGGTAAGAGCGTAAAAGTCGGCTATCGGTACTTCTTCGGCATCCACATGCTGGTGAGCCGAGGCGAGGTGGACGAGCTGGTCGAGATCAAGGTGGGCGGTAAGAGCGCCTGGAAAGGAAGCGTCACCAGCAATGCCTCGGTGCAGATCAATGCTCCTGAGCTTTTCGGCGGTGACGATGGCGAAGGTGGCATCAAAGGGCGCCTGGACGTGATGATGGGCGGCCCGACTCAGTCGGTGAATGCCGCCTTGGCATCCATGTTGGGCGGGCTGGTGCCTGCCTTCAGGGGCATGTTCACGCTCTTCTACGATGGCCTGGTCACCAGCATGAACCCCTATCCAAAGCCCTGGACCATGCGGGTGCGTCGGGCCTTGATGGGCTGGGATGGTCCCGTCTGGTACCCAGAGAAGGCGATTATCACCCTGACTGACCCGGAGACCGGCGGCATCATCAAGGCGATGAACCCGGCCCACATCCTCTACGAGCTGGAGACCAACCATGACTGGGGGCGCGGCAAGGATCGCTCCCGGCTCGATGACGCTGCATTCCGCGCAGCAGCTGACCAGTTGTACTCCGAGGGCCTGGGCCTGTGTCTGCGCTGGGTTCGCACCGACTCCATCGACAGCTTCGCCGGCAGCGTGCTCGATCACATCGCCGGCAACTTGTTTACCAGTCGGAACACTGGCTTGCGCAAGTTGACCCTGGTGCGCAGCGACTACGTGGTCGACAACCTGCCGCACTTCTACCCAGATAACGGCCTTCTGGAGATCCAGGAGGACGACAACTCGGCGGGAGCGGATGCAGCCAACGAGGTCGTGGTTACCTGGCGCAACCCGATCGACAACTCCAAGCGGCCGGCCCGCGAGCGCAACCTGGCGGCGATCAGAGCGGCCGGCGGTCGAGTGATCAGCGTGGCGACCGAGTACATCGGCTTGCCGACCTATTCCCTGGCGGCCCGCATTGCCAAACGCGATCTGCGGGCCAAGGTGTCAGCCAAGCGCTGGAAACTGGTGTTGGATCGGCGTGGACGTGACATCGAGCCAGGCGCCGCCTTCCGCTTCTCTGCGCCTTCCAGGGGGCTGAGCAACATCGTGGTGCGGGCCGGCCGAGCGGATGACGGCACCCTTGAAAGGGGAGCCATCACCATTACAGCGGTGCTCGATGTGTTCGGCATGCCGGCCACCACCTTCTCGGCACCGCCGCCTTCCGGTTGGGTACCGCCGAACTCAACACCCCAGGCGGTGACTACCAGGGCGTTGGCCGAGGTCACCTGGCGCGACCTGGTGCAGTCCATGGACGCCGCGAACCTGCAGCTACTCGATGCCAGTACCTGCTTCCTCGGCGTGCTGGCGGCGCGGCCAACCGGTCTGTCGCTCGGCTACCAGTTGCAGACTCGGGTGGGCAGCGCGGCCTTCGAGACTCGCGCCGGGGGTGACTTCTGCCCGACAGCGGTTCTGGTGGCCGCGCTTCCTCAAGCGGCCGGGGCGGTCACCATTGGTCTCAGCTCGGGCGTCGATCTGGACGTGGTTCGGGTTGGCAGCACGGCACTGGTGGACAGCGAAGTGGTGCGGATCGATGCCCTCGACCTCGGCGCCATGACTGCCACCCTGGCGCGTGGATGCGTGGACAGTGTTCCAGCAGCCCATGTCGCCGGGGCGCGCATCTGGTTCTTCGACGACTTCTCGGGTGTCGATCCGACTGAGTACACGTCCGGTACTACCGTTGAGGCACGCCTGCTGCCCCACACTTCCTCCGGGGTGCTCGATCCTGTGCTGGCCACCAGCAGCTCGCTGGTCCTGAATGGCCGGAGTGGGCGCCCGTACCCGCCAGGGTTGCTCCGGATAGGGGGCGTCGACTACCCGGCGGCGGTGGTTGGGGACGTGGCCATCACCTGGGCCCACCGCGATCGGCTGCTGCAGGCTGACCAAGTTGTCGATACGAACCAGGCTTCGATTGGGCCAGAGCCTGGCACCACCTATAGCTGCAGGCTGCTGCGGGCCGACAACAGCACGGTGTTGGCCACCCAGACTGGCATCAGTGGCACCAGCCACACGCTGTCCACTACCTATGTCGGACAGATCAGAGTTGAGCTGTGGGCTGTTCGAGACGGTCTGGCGAGCACGCAGCGACATAGCTGGACCTTCGCGCACTCGAATCCGCCATAGCAGCTCGGCGCCTGTATGGCTTAATCTGTAATTCTGTTGCCATCAGT